GCCCTATAATGGCCGATATAGCTACCACCCTCAGCGATAATGTCATCCTCACATCCGACAACCCCCGTAATGAAGAACCTGAGGCTATCTTATCAGAGATGGAACAAGGGGTACAAGCGCCGCACTTTCATAAAGTACAAACTATCACCGATCGCCGTCAGGCGATACAATCTGTTTGTAAGAACGCCCAAAAAGGAGATATTATCCTTATCGCAGGTAAGGGACACGAAACTTACCAAGAAATCAAAGGGGTGAGACACCATTTCGACGATTTTGAAATCGTCCGCGAATTTTTAGAATTACACAAGAAATAGGAGTTAGGAATTAGAAAATAGAAATTAGACTTTGCTAAGAGTTTTAGGACTCTTAGCAAAGTTTTTTTTATACTGTATCACGAAATGATACACCTCCCCCTTTACCTTTGCCGCATCAAACTAAAAGTTTCTAACAAATGAAAAAAGATACACTATCATTGCAGTTGCCTATAGCGCTACTCAGTAAGTCTAAAGTAACGATGCGTGCGCTTTTAGAACGTGAAGTTGCGCAACAGGAGAGTTATATCAAAGAGACTCTCAAAGCTATTGAGATACCTTTTAAAGGCACACTACACCCGAAAATAGATAGAATGGAAACTGTCTTTTCGATAAAGATGAAGCCCTATTTCAGTGAAGATGATTTTGAAAAAGTACAAAAAGCTTTTCCTAAAGGTTATGTGCAGCCCCATTCTAATTTTGTAGCTGAAGAGGTAACCTCTCGTTTTGTGCGGATAGCTATTCCTAACCAAACTACACATTTTGTATGTCTGAGTGAAATATTCAGTTCTAAGCAATTCAAACAGTCAGCAATGCCTTTGCCTATTGCTTTAGGAATGAACGAAAAAGATCTTCATCTTATTGATTTAACAACCGAAGCGCATCTGTCTATTCAAGCTGATAATCCTACCTATCGGCGCAAATTACAACAGCTGGTTTTGCTATCCTTGCTTTACAAACACAGTCCTGAAGCGCTCAAAATAGTGTGGATAGGAAAAGAAGACGATTGTCCTCCTGCGATGTTGCAAGTAATAGCACCTTATGCGTTCAGCACAGCTACTGATACAGAAGAAATTTTACAAGCCTTAGTAGATGAAAACCAAAAACGCAGTGAGAATGCACTTACTTCACCTTATATAGTAGTCTTTATCAATGAGGCTGATACACTCTTCTATAAACATTTTCTACTTTTAAATGCTTTGAAAGATAGCCAAGCACAGGGTATTTACCTTGTGGGGATTTCAGAGGTATTTGAGAGAAAAAGCATTACCATAAAACAGCTGTTTGACTATCGTTTGCTGTTTAATAATTTGCTTTGGGTTCACGAAGAAGGAGCTGTAGGCTATGAACGTACCTCACTTCTGTTACCCTTTTTTGAAGAAGGGGTGTTTGGAAATATCATACAATTTAGAGAAGGAAAAATAAAAATACCACCAGAAGAATTGCTTTCAGAGAGAGCTGAAACCCTACAAAAACAAATAGCACAGATATTAGAAAATAGGAGTAATACTCTTTTAGAACGAAAGACTTTAAAAGACCTTAAAAAGTCTTTGCATACCCCCTTGGTAATGAGAAGCCTGCTGTGTAGTACAGATGGTGCAATAGTTCTTCCACTAAATGTAATTAGAGGGTATTTTTCTCGATTATTACAAACGAAACTATTTAATGAAATGCTTGGCAGAGTTATGGATAATATTACCTATTTTGCAGGAGAAACACCTAAGAAGTTAGGTAGTATAACTCATTTTGAAATACTTAAAGAAAGCAAACAGATACTTATTGATGGTGAACCCTTACACACTCACTCTATAGGAGATAGTTTAGCGCCTTTTATTGTAGAAGATGACTATGATATACTCAACCCAATAGCTGTTACTCCTGAGAAAGTGGTATGCCCATTGTTAGACACTTTACCTAATGCTACTTATCCTCAGTTAAGCCTTATTGTAAAGAAGTTACGAGAAGTTGAGCCAATACCTTCTAATTTAGAAGAGAAAGCACTGTTAGTACACAAGCTTTTTAACAATTCAATTTTCACTTGGCAGCTTTCACCTATAGCATTGCTTTCGGAAATAGAAATGATACTATTAAGGATTGATTTTGAGCTGATTAACAAGAAGTTTCTTAGAAGCCGCCAACAGTCAGCAGTAGGTAGTTAGAAAGCGTTCTCAAGCTTTTAATAATAATATTAGGAAAACTTTGCAATACACTCTTTTTTAGAAATAGAAAAGTTGTTGAATAAACAATAAAATAATCACCCTAACGCCCTAAATTCTAACATTTTATATTTGGCAACAAGGAAAATAATTAGTACTTTTAGGGCGTTAATAAAAAAACAAATTTAAATATGTTAAATGCTGGCGAATCTTTGATTGAATCTTGGCTAAAACACATTAACAATTGCCAAGTAGTTCAGAAAAACTGGAAACCCTCAAAGTCTTGGGAAACTATCTCTGATAAAGAAATAGAAAGACTGTTAAAATATTTAGACAAGAAGTTTAAAGTCTTGAGCGGAAAAACTTATGAACAATTTTATCGTTTAAGAGGATTAAATAATCCACCTGCTTTAAGAAGATTAGAAGAAGCTCACAAATATGTGGAGGAAATTTTAAATGGATAAGGAAATTAGTATTTTACAGGAAATATTAGATTATCAAGAAAAAATATTTAATTTTATTAAAAGAGAAGAATTTTTTTTAGAGACTAGTTTAAATGAAGAAAAGTTATTGAAGTTAATATCTGGACTTGCAATAATAAGTTCTATGTCCTTTTCCATTTCATATTTTTCTTCAGCCGGCTTTGACATGAATGATTTTATCTTGTTTCCTAATTTTTCCAACATTCTTACCACAACCTCAGTTTATCTGACAACGCATTCGTAACCGCGGAAATCCCGTTCACTTCCATAACTGTTTGGAGCTGATCCAGTCCACCTGTTTCACGTCTTACTATCTGCCACAGCTTTTCCCCATATTTTGTACTGCATATTTTCTTTTCAACTTTATCTGTCCATCTCTGATTTTCAGCACTTACAGTACCGTCAGCATTTTTTTTATATATTTTCGGACGTGGGTCTATGAACTCCTTGAAAGTCGCATCAACGTATACATCCATTCCCTCTTCAGCATTTTCCTCAATTTTCATGTCTTCCAGTGATACTTTCAGATTAGTGTTGAAATATGCCCGACCTGAATTCGGATAGTTCCTTATTATTATCAGCTGGAATGGTTTTGCCCTTTTCTTAAGATTTTTAAGTCTATCCAGGAAGTAACTTGGCTTTTGGTAAACCCCTAAATATCTCGCAAAAGGATATCGTTGGGAGGTGATCATGAACTTAAAACTTATTTCTTTTAACCCTTCCTGTTTCAGCAGATTAAATTCTGCATCATTTATAAGCTTTATTACCTCATTCGTGTTCTTGTGTGATACATTGACAGATGCCGGGGATACCGGCAACAAAATTTTATCAATGTAGAAAATATACCCGTGTGTCCTCATTAATCGTCATGCACCCCCTCTGCCGCAGTATGCACATGTTCGGCTATCCTTTCTCCGAGCCTGTCCATGAAATCTTCTGCATCCACCTGCTCCGAAATATCGTTATAGTTTGTCATATCTATTTTTACCTCTGCGGTTGTAAATTTGTTTACATACTCTTTTTCAGCAATATCCCTCAAATATTTCATGTCTTCGTCCATACCATCCATCTTGTCCGCCATTTTTTTAGTGTTGTCAGCGGTTTTTTTGTTATTCGGATCTTTTCCGCCTCCACCATCTTTTTTATCTTTTCCAGTTCCGTCATTTCCAACTGGTTTATCTTTTCCCGTTAACTTGTCCTTATATTCGTTAAACGTGTCAGTTATGCCCTGTATTCCTTTCCTTGTGTCGCTTTTACCATCATCAAAAGCTTTTCCTAAATCTTTAAACTCTCCGTTTGCAAGTTTTTCTGCCCCGTCCATTACGCCTTTCATTGCTCCTGAAGGATCAATAAACCCTGCATAATCAAATTGAGGGGCCTGTTTTTGTTCTACAGCTACGCCATTAGGATCTCCATAAGATTTCTTTTCAAGAAGCCCAACATCTTTCCATGTAGCCCTATCACCTTTATTAATGCTGAAATTTACTGAGCCCGCATTGCCAAAATGAGTTCCTGCAACTGAATCTATTACTTTTCCTATTTCAGCAAGCCCTTTAAGAAAACCGTTAATAAAGTCCTGTGCAAATTTAGCAACTGCATTTATGGCACTGAAAAACGCATCCTGAAAACCGTTAGCTGTATCCACAGCTCCTTTACCGAGCTTATTGTATCCTTTTATGAATCCGTTTGCTATTTCCACAAAAAAATTATATATACCTTTAAGAATATTACTTACTGTTACCTTGAGCCAAGCCCATGCCATTGCTGCATGATTGACGAGCCAGTACCATGCCTGAACGAGTATGTTCACAAGCCAGACTCCTACATTCCATATTCCTATGAATACGTTTGCTACTGTAGTTCCGACTAGGATAAAAGCCAGTATGACTACTGTCGCTACAATAATAAGAATATTCATGATAGCAACTCCTATATTGTAGATGGCCGCTCCAAGCCAGTAGAACATACCCCCTATTGTTTCAAGTGCACTCTGAGTCCCCGTTGCCCATTGGACTATCGCCACTGCCAGAGCAAGTATCGCAACTATTACACCGATTATAATCGCCGCAAGCCAAGTTCCCGGGAACAGCCATGCTGTCGCATTGGCCATGGTCTGTGCTGCGGTATACCCTTTAACTGCAAATGTAAGTGCTATCTTTGCCATTGTCAAAATAGTTACGGCCAGATTCAATGCAAATTTAGCTGCCACATTTATCCATTCAATCGCAACCGAGATGCCCTGCCACGTTACATATGTAATAAGCGCTGCCGTTACTCCCCATATAACAGGACTTATTGCAGTCCAGTTATCCGCTATGAATTTTCCTGCGGCCGCTATTCCGTTAAAGACTCCCTCGGCTACAGTCTTAAGTCCGAAAAAGGCTATTTTTGCACTATTCACAAAAGACTGGAATGCCTTTGAATTTGCCACCTGATTTACTTTCTGCAGCACTCCATCCAGTTGCCTTATCGCAAAATTTTTAGCCTGTACCCATACATCCTGCCATGTGAGAGGCAGAGTCTTGAATTTCTCATTTATCTCATCACCTGCGTTGAATAATGCATTTTTGATAATATCCGCCGTTATCTGCCCCTTTGCACCTAACTCTTTCAGTTGCCCCAGGGGAACATTCATATATTTCGCTATTGCCTGTGCCACCATAGGGGCATTTTCCATCACTGAACGGAATTCGTCCCCCTGAAGTTTTCCTGCGGCCATAGCCTGTGTCAGCTGGTACATTGCACTCGTTGCCTCCTGTGCACCGGTTCCTGAAACTTTGAATGCCTTGTTCATAAGATTCGTAAACTTGACAATTTCATTTGTATTGTTAAATGAATCCTTTGCAAGAAGTCCAAGCTTTGCCACCTGGTTCATTGAATCCGTATATGCGACCCGTGCGTCATTTGCTGACTGGTATATCTGTTTCTTTAATTGCTCAGGTGCATCTGACACAAGATTTAATCTTGCCGTTATCTGAGCATTCTGATCTGACAGTTCTATTGTCTTCTTCGTTGCCATGACAACCGCCGCAAGTCCGAATGCCGTCTTAAGTTTACCGACAATTTCTCCGACTATTCCTTTAGTTTTACCCAGGTTATTGTTCAGTTGCTGGGATGTGCCTACCATGTTCTGCATTTCATTTTCAGCAATTGCCAGCTGTTGCCTTGCACTGATCAGGTTTGCTGTATTTATGTTGACATTCTTACCACCAAGAGTTGAGATGGCGTTTATTGTTGATTCTATAGCTCTGTTAATTGCTGTAAATGTCTGAGTCATTCTGTCGTTCAACACTATACTGTTCTGAATTGTCGCCATAATCTCACCTCCTAGCGTCTTCTATGGCGTGCCTTTCTTTTAGCCTGTTTTTCTTCTTCCTTTTCCTTCTTGACCTTCAAATCTATGCAGGCCATTATGAATCCCTTTTCATATATATCCATTTCGGCAAACTCCTTTGGCCTTATCTTAAGCTTATGTAAACAGTAATACGCATAGTTATATTCTGCTATGTTTGCCTCGATTAGTTTTTTGCTTCTTCCTTGATGTCATCAAGTGACAGATCCCATCCGTTTAGTTGCTGTATTGCCTGAAGCAGCACATTGTATTCCCCTGGTAAAAGCATGGCGTTTATAAGTTCTTTTGCATCCATTACTCCCCATGAATCCTGCAGTTCCTTATCATTCAGATCAGGGTACACTACTGCCCTTATAGTCATATCCGCAAGGTAACCCTGGTTATCCAGTTCAGGTACATATACCCCTTTGGCTCTTTTTACCTGTCTTGTATTCTGCTTTCTCAGTTCGTCATCCAGCTCATTTGAGATAGGCTTTATTTCAAACTTTATAGGGTTCCCGTTTTCATCCTTGAATCTTTGTGTAACTTCCACCTCCTCATTTTTTGGTAATGTCGCATTTTGTCTTAAGAAAAATTTTAAATCCTTCATCTATATATCCTCCTGTTATTTTTATAATTTAAAAAGAGGGAGCCATTAAACTCCCTTCTATAATTTCATTCCATCAAGATCCGTAAATTTGTCGACAATTTTCCAGTCTTCAAATGTAAAATCAAACTCGTCTTCCAGATAATCTGCATCTGCATCCAGCAATGCGATTATACCTCCGTCAAGGTTGCAGTCAATAAGCATTATTGTCTGTTTTCCAACACTTGAAGTCGGATCCTCGTTGACAATCTGCATGTCGAAATATACATCCTTGCCTGTTCTCACATAATCCTGAAGCAGTTCCCTGAATATAGAAGTGTTCATATGAAATGTAGCACTTCCTGTCCCTTTCCATCCTGCGGCCTTGTTACCTTTTCCCGTTTTTCCTAGAATTGGAACTTCAACCTTTGTTTTTTCCATTTCAGCCTTGACATTGATCGCCTGCATAAGGCTATACCTTTTATTGCCTATTGTTACAAAACATTTGGCAAGGCTCCCCGATATGGCGTCCTTACCTTTCATGATAGCTGTATCTGCCATCTATTCTCACTCTCCTTTCTAACTTACAATTACATTCATGTAAAGTTTTTCCATTGCAACGACTGGCCTTACGTTTGTTGTAACCAGTACGCTTTCCCTTGTTTCACCTTCAACGACTGTTATATCCGTCTCCTCATTAAAATCCCTTATTGCCCTTAAATCTTCAAGGGTTTCATGATGTTTTCCTATATCTTTTTTCAAATCATTCCTGTCATATGAGGTGTTGTTGGACGACCCGAGATACGTTCCATTGAATATTGTTGCTACATCTATCGCTATCTGATCAAGCACTCTTATAACCTGTGCAAATGAAAAATCCCTGTTCTTCCTTTTCACAAACGATACAAAAGAATTGATGTCCTTTAGCACTCTTATCTCATCCCCGGTTTTATGAAATATGAAATATCCTGCTTTCACAGCCAGCTCTAGTTCTGTCTGAGTTTCATTCACATCAAGCTTGAAATCTCCGTTATATTTTGTATTAGTCAAACTTCTGTTAACTGCACAATAAGCCTCAGCCCCTCCAACCCAATAAACTGCCGAATTTTCAGGAAAATCTGAATCCAGCGTCTTCGTTTTTACATTGATAACACCTTCATAATCAGGATCTGTTGCACGGTAAACGACACATACAAATTTTGCTCCTACCCTGTCCCTCATTCTTTTTGTGTACTGTACGTATAAATCCTTGATTG